TTATCTTCGTAGAGAGCTTGGTTGGCGTTGGGGTTCTTTCTTGTTTACTATCCCAGAAACGGATGAAGAAATCCAAGATTATATCAAAAATCAGGGATACGAAAAGTTCGAAGATTGGGCAGGAGACTATGGCCATGCTGAAATCAATGATGACAACGAATACTACCTACCTGAGGGAGTGACGCCAGCTCAAGTGATTCATGACGCACTTCTTCCATCTGAAGATGATGATTTTGTTGATGTAACAGAGGACTATCCTAACGCAGAGTTGATTGATTCTTGGGATGGGTGTTGGGAAGATTGGTCTGTCAACTCTTACAAAGTAACCATCGAAGATGAACAAGCTGAACTTTGGTGTGAGGAAGCAGAAGCAGCCTATTCAGAAGATTATCAAGAGGGCGTGATAGAACTGGGTTGGGATTTCGTGGATACATTCTTTGAAATTCAATGCAATCCTAAAGTTACTCCATGTGATGAAAACGGTTATGTCGAGGGTGAAGACGAGTGAAAATACTAATATGTGGTCTGCCAGGGTCGGGTAAAACCACCTTGGCAGAACCATTTTCTAAACTAATTGGTGCGGTGCATCTTAATGCAGACGCAGTACGAGAAGAGTACAACGACTGGGACTTTAGTCTTGAAGGTCGTATGCGTCAAGCACAACGTATGAAATATCTTGCGGACGGTGTCGTCAAAGCCGGTAAACATGTTGTCGCTGACTTTATCGCTCCAACTAAAAAATCTAGACAAGAATTTGGTGCTGACTATGTTGTTTGGATGGACACGATCAAAGAAGGTCGTTTTGAAAACACAAACAGTATCTACGAACCACTCAGTGAAGACGAATACAATTATCACGTACAAGAGTGGTTTGACGATACACATTTGCAGCTTATGATGGCTATTGATTTTATTAGGAACGGACGGTAACGATTATGTTTGATTGGAAAAAACCTACAGTACAAATGTTGGGACGTTGGCAACCGTGGCATAAAGGTCATCAAGAACTCTTCAAACGTGCATGGGTAATTAGTGGACAAGTATGCATCATGTGTCGAGACGTTCCTGCCGATTCCGAAGCAAATGAACGAGTTCCAGGCCAAAACGATAACCCATTTCCATTTCCAGAAGTGAAAAGACGCATCGTAGATGCTCTGTTCGCAGAAGGATTTGTCGAAGATCGTGATTTTATTATCATGAAAGTGCCGAATATTGTTGACATTAGCTATGGACGTGGTGTAGGATATACATTCACAGAACACGATCTTGGTGATTCGGTTCATGCAATCAGTGCAACCAAAATTCGAGCGATGATGAGAGAGAAAGGACTACTATGAATAGACGTAATTTTATGCACATTTTTACACTTGGTGCAATTGGAACAGCAACACCTGCACTTGCCCATAAGACATATGTCGGCCCTGATCCAAAAAAGGAAGGACCAATTTGTGGTGAAACTTTAAATCTCACAAGCGGAACTAAAAGAAAACCAGTAGAAAAGATTGATCCAAACTCAATTTCATTTTACACAGACCCCTATGAGGAACATAAAAGCATTTCCATGTCTGTAGGACAGGATGGTAATCTCTGGATCAAAAAAGAAAATGGAGATTGGAAGAGAGTAGTTACCGAATGAAGATTGCTATCGTAACGGACATGCACATTGGTGTGCGTGGAGACAGCAAAATCTTTCTTGACCATCAAGAAAGATTTTTTAGTAAAGTGTTTTTTCCGTACTTAGATGAAAACAACATTGATACTGTTTTCGATCTGGGCGATACTTTTGATCGTAGAAAATACATTAACTACCATAGTCTGAAACGAGGAAGAGAATTCTTTTTTGATGAACTTGCAAAACGGAACATCAAATACCATGCTCTTGTAGGTAATCACACGACATATTATACGAACACCAACGAAATCAACTCCATGGACCTTTTGTTGCGGGAATACCCCAACTTCAAGATTTATGAACATGAAGCTGAAGAATTGGTTCTAGGGTCCACAAAGTTTTTGATGGTTCCTTGGATTACAAAAGAAAACTATGAGTCTATCCTTGAAAAAATTTCAAACACTGATGCGAGTGTCTTGATGGGACACCTTGAAGTCAAAGGTTTTGAAATGTTAAAGGGGACTATCTGTACTCATGGTCTTGACATGTCGGTGTTTAATAGTTTTGAAAACGTTTATTCTGGTCACTTCCACCATCCTTCAAAGTACTCTAACATCGAATACCTTGGAGCTCCTTATGAGATGACTTGGTCTGATTATCAGGGCAGAAGAGGATTTCACGTCTTTGATACGGAAACAAAAGACTTGACAAGAATACAAAATCCGTATAGAATATTCCACAAGATTGACTATGACGACAGCGATCTTACCATTGATGAAATTACAAATCTTGAAACTCACATGTTGCAGGATACTTACATCAAGGTTATTGTGAAAAATCGTACAAACGCCTATCTTTACGATTTGTTCATGAACAAACTGGCCGAAGCGGGTGCAGCAGACATCAAGTCTATTGATGATTCTATGAACCTAGAAAGTGTCGGCGCAGAAGAGATTATGGATGAAACCAAAGATACAAAGGAAATTCTACACAATTACATTGACAGTCTTGAAACGAATGTTAACAAGAACAAGGTCAAGTCTTTGGTAGACGAATTATATATTGAGGCTATGAATCTTGGATGAGAATACAATTTAAACAAGTCCGTTACAAAAACATACTATCAACTGGTAATTCCTTCACAAAAATTGATCTTGACCGCAAACCAACCACTCTAATCAGTGGGTCTAATGGTTCTGGTAAGAGTACACTTTTGGATGCGATTACGTTTGCTCTTTATGGGAAACCTTTCCGTAAGATCAATAAACCTCAGTTGTTGAATAGTATCAACAAGAAAGACCTCGTAGTAGAGATTGATTTTTCTGTGGGTGGTTCTGACTACACGGTTCGTCGTGGTATTAAACCTCAGATATTTGAGATTTTCAAAGACGAACAACTAGTAGATCAATCTGCAGCTGTGAAAGATTATCAGTCTTATCTTGAAGAGTACATTCTTGGTATCAACTACAAATCCTTCAATCAGATTGTTGTTCTTGGTAGTGCGACATATGTTCCTTTCATGGAACTGCCAGCCCAAGCACGCCGTGAGATTATTGAAGACCTTCTTGACATCCAAGTATTCAGCACGATGAACCTTCTTGCTAAGGATCGTCTGGTTGAAAACAGGACAAACCTTACCGACAATGATTATAAAACGGAAATGGTAAAAACCAAGATTGACTCATTAATAGATCATAACAACAGTATACGGCGCATTCGTGAGACAGAAGTAGAAAACATTCGTGAAAAGATGCAAACTCATATCAACAAAATTGAGTCTTGTAAAGAAGTTATTGAGGGCATCGAAGAAGAGATATCTTCTCTGTATGAAACAATATCTGACAAAGAATTCACAGAGAAAAAACTTTCAGATGCTTCAGACATTCGCCGTGACTTGAACACCAGCTTGCGTAACTTCATCAAGGATTTGAATTTTTATCATGACAACGACAGTTGTCCAGTTTGTAAACAGGGGATTGAACATGACTTTAAAGAATCGGTTGTTAAAGACAAAGAAGACAAGAAAGTCCAAATTGAAAGCGGTATGGTTGAAATCGATAGAAAAATCGAAAGATACCAGTCTAGAATTGATGAAATCTCAGAAGTAGAAAAACAAATTCAAAACAAAAATCTCCAGATCAGTGAAAATCGTGGTGAGATAAAGATTGCAAAAAATGCATTGGTTTCCTACAAAATTGATTTGGACAAAGCAGAGGCTTTGGTCGAAGAAGTTGATGACACCAAATTACAGTCATTCACTAAAGACTTGGAAGACCTTGTAGAGGAACGCAAACAATTGCTAGAGGACAAAAATGTCCTTGGTGTTTTGACTACTATTCTGAAGGATGGTGGTATTAAGGCCCGAATCATTGCACAATATATCCCAGTGATGAATAAACTGATCAACAAGTACCTTGGTGCATTTG